TGTATATCCAAGACATCTAGCATCGGATATTTTTTTTGATATTCCAAGGCTAATGACGCTACTACTACGTCATATTCCTTTATGTACTCCTGTGCCACTCAAGCCTTCCCAGTACCCTCTTTGCACCATTAGTCCTATTATTGCATAGTTTGCTAGGTCAAGTAGCGTATCTTCAATAGGTTCATAGTTCGGCGTGTTGCTTTTATGGTTGTAGTGCAGGTTCTCTAGCCGTGTCATCTTGTCGTGCATCCTGACTATCAGCCCATTCATTGCCCCACCAGGGGCATTGGCTATGTTGTATGGGCCGTAGTCCTGATGCTTTCTAATCATTGTGATTCTAAGTTGGCTTAGGATTTCTTCTAGGTGTTCAGCATCCTTCATCTAATATTCCTTTCAGCCTACGGTCTATATCTCGCATTGCTTCTATAACCATTACTTCCTCTATTACTTCCTTGCCCTGTCCTTCTGCTGAACCTACCAAAACTGTGGCTAGTAGACTAAGTAAAGTCTTGGCGCCTTCTGGGTCTACATTAAGGGTCTCATAAATATCTAGTAATACTGTGCATATATCTATTCCCTTGCTGTCTGATAGTTGTAGTCCCATAATTCTAGGATTATTTTTGATGTAGTTCCATACATCTGGCTCGTTATCGTATGAAGCATTTTCTGATTCTTTCATCTAACCACCCTGCCCCTTCTTGTAGAACAATACTGTTTACATCGTGCCCTTCGGGCATCTGAATAATATTAACGTTGCCTAACTCTCTACTTATCTTTTTGCCAAACTCTAGTCCTGGACTATCGCCATCTGCTAGCACAATAACTGTATCAAAATCGTCAAGTATTTTTGTGTAATAGGACTTCCAATTGTTAGCACCAGGAATACCCACCGTTGGGTGTCCTGTTTTAGTCACTGTTGTTATGCAGTCTATCTCGCCTTCGGTTACGCAGATGTAGCCATTGGCTGTTAGAACTGTTTGGGCATTGAACATAGTTGTTTTTGCGCCTGGCAAACCTATGTACTTTGGGTCTTCTCCTTTGATACTACGAAACCTCAAATCAACCACACCTGATGGCGTGATGTATGGGATTACTAACTTACCCTTGTAACCTTCGTGTCCTGGAAATGGATTGTCCACTACTCCTAAATGAAACATCCTTGCTTCTTCTACCGACAGACCCCGCGTTGCCAGATAATCTGTCGCTTGACCTATGTGTTTTACGTATTCTGTCGCTGCCTGTAGGAGAAATTGTCTCTGCGAATTTGACAGCCTCACGATAATTGCCTCCTTCTTTGTGCATAATTAAATCGTATACGTCTCCACCAACGCCACATCCGTGGCATTTGAATCTGCCTTCATCAAAATTAACACCAGCCGATGCGTGTTTATCTGGATGAAATGGGCACTTCATCTTGCGCCAGCCGTGCCCGCCCGATGGCACGGCGGCGCCTACATACTCTAGGTATGCAGCAATACTATGTTTCTCCATCTGTTTTCTTCAGTAGTTCTAGCCATATCTGCGCTGGCATACTGGCATACCACTGACTGACATCTCCTTTGCCTTTACGTTTGTGTATCACTACACCTGTCCAAGCCTTATCATTTTTCATTTCTACTTCTAGTTCTGCTAGCCATCCTGCTAGGTCCATCTTGGCGTGATTCTTTATCTCAATAGTTACACCTGGCACACCGCTTATATCGCCTTTGTCTAAGGTTGCTCCTGCGAGTCTGCGGTCTGCATATTTGTAGCCATTGGCTTTGAGCCAAGCAACTACATCTCGTTCTGCTTGACTACCTTTACGCTTTGATGCACTACTCAATTGCTGCCAATGCAATCTTAGTTACTTGTGATTGAAGCGTATTGTAAAGCGTATCGTTGTTATACAACTCATCAACTACTATGTTCCATTCACCATCTGTTAGTGCTTTACCTATTGATACTTCTATATCTTCTCTGCTGAATGAACAATCCCATATCTTAGTTTCCATATACTGTCTCCTGTGCATACTTAATTTGAACATCATCTAGATACATACTGTCAGGGTTGAAGACCAGGCTGACGTAGTTATTACCTGTCTGGTCTGCTCGCCCGTATCTGTTTTTGACTGGGGCTACGCAGAGATAGGTATCATCACCCTGTTTCATCTGACCGATAGTAAGAACCATTGCTGGTATTTGGTTAACCAGCCCTTGTACTGCTGAGCGGGGCTGGCAAGGATAGTTATCAAAGCCCTCCTTAGTATGGTGCAGAACAAGCACGGCTGAGTTGGTATCTCTTGCAAGATACTTCAACTCTTTCATTGCTGAACGCATACCTTGGAATTCTTCGTGTCCATCCATTGCAATATCCATTAGGTTGTCTACAACTATAAGCGTAGGACTTCTGCCCCAAACTGTTTCAAATGCACTGACCTCATCATCTAAATCTTTTAGAGTGGGAGTGGATTCAAAAGACCAGAACAAGTGATTGTTTAGGGTAAGAACTTCTTCTGCTTGTTCAGGCTCACGCTTGAGCATCTGCTCTGCTGCTGTCTGTGTAATACGGCTGGACATTGCCAGTAATCGCATAGCCATAGTGTGAGCATTGGTATCTGCGCTGAAGTAAAGCGTAGGAACTTTTGCTCTTGCTGCAATTGCCAGTGCGATAGATGATTTACCAGCACCAGGAGTGCCAGCAATCATCGTGATTTCTGCACGACGCAGGATAATTCCTGCCCGTTCAAATGCCGCAAAGGCGGGCGGTAATGGTTCTCCGCCCACCTCTGCTTTGTTAATGCTACGTTTTAATGTACGCATTTACTTGACTTTCTAAACGTTTTCATATTCGTCATCATCTATAACTATAGGACAATGAGTCATACCCCATAATAATAATCTAGATGAATTAGTTTTTTGCCCAAGTTTAATTGCTAGTTGACCAAGAAACATTTGTAATCTAACTGGTAATTTATAATACATTATTTCACCTGGTCGGCTACGAATGTATTCCATTCTGGGGTACCGACTTTGCAATAAATATTTTTACACTTATCAAGTGCACCCTTGGGTGCTGCGCAGAAGTAACCACGATAGGTCTTGCCATCCTTACCTGTTCCCTGGATGGCTGTCATTCTGCCGTGTGGGCAATTACGTCCATTGATTGATGGCGCTGTCCCCCAACCACCATTACTGGGTATTGGATTGTCAATGATAGATGCGCCGAGGGTTGCTGCTACCTGTGCTGGTGCCATTGGCTGATACTGAACTGGCGCTACGCCTTTGGCTGCTGCTTCAAGTTCTGATACTGCTGACTTGATTGCATCTAGTGCTGATGCTACTAGTTGGTCTAGTTCATCTCCGTGTTCTGCACGAACTGTTACTAGTGAACCTGCTGGTGTTTTTACTGTGATACTAATTGGTGCTTCAGTGCTAGCCACTGATATCTCCTTCTTCAAATGGAGTGACGAAACCTTTTTTGTCTCGCCACTGTCTTACCTTCATTGCGAATTGTACTCCCTTCCAGCCCTCTTTTATGTCTATCCAAACTAATTTGCATAGACCAGTTCCTGCTGGAAGATGGATGATAACTGCTTTCTCCTTATTGATATCACCCCAACTACCACGGCGACCCGTAGCAACGTCATACGGGGAGCCGTTGGCGTAAATTGCTAATTGGATAGCAATGTTGTTTGGGTGGTCAATGCGACCAGTCTTTATATCTGCAATGAACTTCTCACCTTTATATTCAATTACCCTGTCGGGAGTACCAGCAATCTTGTACTTATCCAACACACAGAACTGTTCTATAAAGAACTTCTTGAGATGTCCCGTTGCTAATTCGTAGGCTCGGATGTCCCCTGCCCACTCGTCTGGTATTGGTCCAGGTGACTGGCCCAAATCTAGTTTCTCTGCTATTGCGTGTAGTGCCGTGCCGATAGTTGCTGCACGGCTAGCGCCTGCTACTTCCATAGCATCTTCAATATACTTGTTGATAGCCATCTTATCTTCTTGTGCTGCGCTTATGGCTAGTAATAAATCACTGCGAATTGTTAAACCTATTGCAGCCATACGCATCTTCCAAGCGGTCAATGCTGATGGGTCATCTAAACTGTTAGCAATTGTCGTTGCTCTTGTATAAGC